TTCTGTAGCATTGTCTGATGGTACTTTGGTTTCTACATTAACACAAGTAGAAAAAAATGATTTAACCAAAAAAGGCTACATCTACGGAGGTACATATAGAGGTATGGCAGGTGTGTATTTAAATGCAGAACCAACGTGTGTAGAACTAGCTTCTGATTTTGCATTTGGAAACAACAACGGAGTTTGGAACAAAGCAGCTAGAGGTATTAGACTGGCTTTGTTACCTAAAGTGAAAAGTATATTAAAAAGAAATACAACAACAGGTAAGTTGTTAAGTACTTCTGTATCTACGTTAGAGTTGTTAGCTGAAAAGCCAATTTTACAAATGGTGGCAGATGATGAAATTAGCGGTGGAGATGTGTATATAAGTGCAGATCAAAACCCAAGTGATCAAGTTCCTTTAAAGATTAAAGGATCTATTACAAAAGACAGTATTGTATTCAATTTTGAATTTGAATTAGGCTTAAACTAAAGAGATGGCACAGATAGGAAAATTAGTAAATAAATTTGGAAAAATGGCAGGTTGGAATTCTGCCAAGTTTCCATTATTTGGAAGAGTTGTAGAAGGAATCACAGAATTCTCTTATGACGATGATACACCAGTAGAAGCTGTAATGGGCGCAGGTAATATGCCAATTGGTATTTCCGACGACCAAAACTATACAGCTAAATGTGGTGCAACTTTATACCAGGAAGAAGTATTTGCCATTTTAGATTCTATGCCTGTTGGTTCTAGAATATCAGACATGGCACCTGTTGATGTTCCTGTAGAATATGAGTACAACAACCGTACTTATAAAGATGTTATCAGAAACTTTAAAATTACAGGTTTAGAAAAAGGTGTAAAACAAGGAGATGGTACCATTACTGTAAAACTGAAAACATTCTGTACGCACATAGACTGGAATGTTAGATAAAAATTAAACTCACTTTAAAAATCATTTAAACAATGGCAAGACAAAACGATACCCAAGCAATCTTTCAAAAGTATACGGACATTACTCCAGAAGCTTTTGCAAAATTAGAAAAAGAACACGGAAAATTAAAAATCATTACTGTTCCATTAATGGACGAAGATGATGAAGATTTTGACCCAGAAGTAGTTGCAAAATATGTTTTAAAAACAAATCCTAAACGATCTGTTTTAAAATCTATTACGCATTATGCTTCACAAACTCCTCCAAACTTTAGTAAGGTAGAGCAACTTTCTGAAAAAGAAATTCTATTAGGAGGTGATCTAGAATACTTAGATGAAGAAGTAGGTTCTCATGGTGTTTATATGGCAGTACAAAGTGCAATTGGTAAAATTGCAAAAGGTAGAACCGCAAAAGTGGGAAAGCGTTAGAAGCCAAAATTGGCAATAACTTTTTTACCAAAGTAAATGCACTCTTAGAGTTCCATTACAAAATAGACCCAAACACATTAACCGATAAAGAATGGATTGCCAAATGGCAAAATTTAAACTATTGCTTATCGGTTAATTACAAACAACAAAAGAATGCAGTTGCAGAAGCAATTGCTTTAATCTTAAACCAAACAGAAGATAGTGAGTAGTCATGTAACCAGTTGGGTATTGGAGTTAGTTGACAAAGTTAGTTCGCCGTTTAAATCTATTAATCGGTGGGCTAATTCCTCATACGCTTCTGTATCAAAATTAGATAAGCGTTTAGACCATCTTACACAACGTTCTGGTAAACTACAATCTCGTTTAAAAACACTTAGTATTGGTGCAGCAGCTTTTGGTTTGCTCGCTTATGGCTCCTTACAATTTGAAAACGGCATGGCACGAGCCAATACCATGATGCAAGTTGGTAAGTTAGAATTACAAGGTTACAAATACGAAATTCAAGATTTATCTGTACAAACAGGTAAAGCAAAAAAAGAATTAGCAGATGGTTTGTATAATACCATTTCTGCAGGTGTACCAAAAAGCAATGCTATAAGTTTTTTAACAGATTCTACAAAAGCAGCAGTTGGTGGTACAGCAGAATTAGGTGTTGTTGTAGATGCAACAGCAGCTTATATTAAAAACTACAACGAAAGTTGGGAGAATTCTGCAAAAATTCAGGATAAATTCCAAAAAACAGTACAATTAGGGCAAATAAATGGTTTAGGCGAATTAGCTTCAGCATTACCTAAAGTAACCAACCTTTCTGCTCAATTAGGAGTAAAACAGGCGGAAATGCTTGGAATATTTGCAACAGGTTCTGGAGTATTAGGTAAAAGTGCAGAAGTATCTACAATGTTAGGAGCTACTTTAAACGCATTTATTAAACCAAGTTCTGAAGCTGCAAAAATGGCGAAAAATTTAGGAGTTGCATTTGATGCGAATGTTGTTAAAAAAGCAGGAGGTTTAAAAAACTACATTGATTTTTTAATACCTAAAATAAAAGAATATAGTAAAGAGTCTGGTAAGTCTCAAGAGGAAATTATAGGCGCATTTTTTGGATCTGCAGAAGCTATTAAAATGGTAATGGCTTTAGGAGGTAACTTAAATGAAAGTTGGGCAAAAAACACTGGAGATATTAAAAACTCTGCTGGTTCTGTTCAAGCAGCTTTTAATACAATGGCAGCAGATACCACTGTAAAAGTTGGGGCATTAAGAAACGCCTGGACAAATAATATAGATTCTATTATTGCGAATTTAAAACCATTGACAGATTTAATGCTGAATGGTTTAATTGTTGTTTTTCAATGGACAAATGGCTTTATGAGAAGTCACCCAATACTAACAAAAGTGGTTGTAATTACTGCAGCACTTGCATTTGGAATTATAACATTAGGAACAGTAGCTTCTTTAGTATCTGTAAAAATAGGAATTATGAGTACAATGCTGCAATTAGCAGCAATTAGAGGAAATGGTTTAACAGGTGTTTTAGCAAGAGCAGCACTAGGTACTTTGCGTTTAGGAAAGAATATGCTAACAGCAACTTTACGAGCTGCAGGTATGGCAGCAGGTTATGTTTTATTAGCAGCACATGGTATTGGTTCTTATATACTTGGCTTAATTTCTGCTACAGCAGCACAATTGGGCTTTAATATTGCAATGACTGCAAATCCAATAGGCTTAATAGTTGTAGGTATAGCAGCTGCAATAGGTGCCATTGTTTTACTCGTAAAATATTGGGATGAAATAACTGCAGCAATCTGGGACTTTACAAAATTTATGTTTAAGATTTCTCCTTTTGGCTTTATTATAGAATTAGTAGAAAAAATATTCCCTGGTTTTAAAGATAAAGTAAAAGACATTTTTGGATCTCTAATTGATTGGTTTAAAAAAATGTGGGATTCTATTAAAGGAGTTTGGAACAGCTTAACTGCTTTCTTTGGTTTTGGAGATGCTTCTGCAGAAGTTACTGTAGTTGATGGCACTAATAAAACCACAACTTCTAAAAACCCATTAAAAACACTTGATAAAGATTTAACTCCAGAAGAAATTAAAGCATTGTTAACAACCGATTCTTCAGGTTCTGGAGATGGTAAAGTTTTAGGAACAGGTGGTTCTGGAAGTGGAAAAAGTATTACAATGAATTTAAATATTGTTAATAATTTTAAAATGGCTGCAGGTAACTGGAAAGAAAGTTTAGATGAAATAGCAGATGAAGTGGTTGGTAAAATTAATGATGGTTTAAAAGATGGTTTAATAACAGCAGGATAATGGACTATAATGTATCAGATATATTTCAAGAGGTTTTTGGTATTGGTGTAAATAAAATTTACATGCCACCACCTGTAGATAATAAACCTCAAGGTATTAATGATGGTTCTAACGTTATTCTAAACGATGAGGCTTCTAATATGCCTAAACTAAGTTACTCTGGCATAGAAGTAATAACAGACCCAGAGGAGGCTAAAATAATGAGTGCTTTAGGTACTCCTATTTTGTTTCCAATTACATTAAAAGGCTCTCGTTATATGCAATACAATTTAAAAGGAGAAGTAGAACTGAAGCAATTTGGAGATTACAGATTGCCTATTACAGCAATTGCAGATTTTAGAAGACCTAAAATAGTTGGAAAAACAAGAGCTGTTGCAGGAGATTCTACTGTAAAAGAAACCTATGGTTTTGATGATTGGAAAATTACCATTAGAGGTTTTTTCTTAAAAGAAGAAAACCAACCTCAAGGAAAAATTACAGCCTACGAGCAGGAAGCTGAATTATTAAGATGGGAGAATTTAGTTGACTCTGTAAAAGTAGAAGGTTTCTTTTTTCAGATGCGGAATATTCATAAAATGTTGATTAGAGAAGTGCCGGTACAAATGATAAGAGGAAACCCAAAATTAAAACCTTTTGTTATAAAAGCAGAAAGTGACAAACCGTTTGAATTAATATTATAAAAAAAGAATAAATACAATGACCTATGCAATGGTTGCACATATCGTATTTCCTGCCAATGAGCGCAGAAAAGAAGAAATAAGCATCAGAAAACCAAACTCTGTAAAAATAGAGAGTGGTTGGGAAATGCTTACAGATACTGCTACCATAACAATGGCTAGAAATGTTAAGTATTTTGATAGGGAAAAAGTAAGAGAAGTTTTTAAAAAAGGTGATAAGGTGATCATTAAGTTAGGTTACAATGGCAATTTACACACAGAGTTTATTGGTTATATTTCACAGGTATCAGCAGATATTCCAATCAAAATAAAATGTGAAGATTCTATGTATTTACTTAAAAAGCATCCTGTAAATATTAGTCTTAAGAAAACACATTTACCAACGCTCATAAAAAAGATTGTTCCTGCAGGTTGGAATGTTGATGTACTAGATGCCAATTTTGGAGCTTCACGTTTTCCAAAAACAACAACTGCAAAAGTTCTGGAGTATATACAAGAAGAATATAATTTATACAGCTATGTAAAAGACGAAAATACTTTAGTAGTTGGCAAAATTTATACAGATGATACAGAAGTTATCGATTATGATTTTTCTAAGAATATTATTGATGACCGTCTAGAATACAAACATGCAGATGATATTCCGATAAAAATAGAAGGTGTTTCTACGCTAAGCAATGGAGATAAAATAGAAGTAACTGTTGGGGATGAATTTGGAGAAGTACGCAGGTTAAGTTATTACAACATTACAGAAAAAGTAGAAATTAAAAGATTGGCAGAAATAGATTACGACCGTTTTAAAATAGATGGTTTTGAAGGATCTATTACAACCATAGGTTTGCCAATTGCAAAACATGGATATAAAGGCAATTTAAACAGTAATCAGTATCCAGATAGAAACGGAATTTATTACATAAAAAAAGTAACTAAAGTTTTTGATGACAGTCCAAAGTATCATCAAACTTTAGAATTAGATAAAAGAGTTGTAGCGTAATGGCAAAAGGAAACAAAATTGCTGAGTTTAAAAGACTAATGCAAAAAAAAGCATTTGACCAAGTACCTATTCAAACAATGTGGGCAATTGTAAAAGAAGTGGATTGGAAGGCTAAAACAATGGACGTTTTAGTAGATGGTTTAGAGGTTTATGATGTGCTTTTAGGGTTAGAAAATGAATATAAAAAACCAACTGTTGGCGGTAAATGCTTAATAGGAATTATAGAAAATAAAGCAGGTGCTTTTTTGTTACATGCTTCTGATGTTTCAGAACATAAAATAACAATAAAAGAAGCAGTTTTAACAGTTACAGAAAACGGTTTTTCAGTCAAAAAAGGAGATGAATCTTTAAAAACAGTTTTAAACGATTTCATTGATGAAGTCAATAAAATAGTTGTCATTGAAGGACGAACAATTAATGTAGCAGCTGTAACTCAAATTAAACAGCGTTTAAATAACATTTTAACAACGTAATTATGCCAATAACAAAAGCACAATATTCTCAGGGTTTACAAGATATCAGAAATCAGTTTAATGATAAAGTTGACATTGATATTTTAGAAGCCAGAAAAAAGATAGCAGATGAAGAGGCGCAATTATTACACGATTTTGTAGTTGGTAGAAAAACAACAGTTACAGGTACATCGGCATCTGGAGGAGCTGTAACAGGAACAGGAACAATATTACAATAATGGGAAAAGATATTTTACTTGATGCAGATGGAGATTTACTAATTGTAGGTGGAGACTTTATAATTGGAGACAGTGAACTGCAGGAAGTTGAAACAATACTTACAATGATGCAAGGAGAATTAAAAGAAGACCCAATAATGGGTGCTAATTTGCTTCATTATGAAAAAAGTACGTTAACCCCAGATCAAATAAAAGCTAAAGCATCTATTGCATTGCAAAGAGATGGAAAAGACTTTAACCAAATTAAAAAAGGACTAGAACTAAATGTTTCTAAACGGTAAAATAAATTAAAATGAAAACAATTAACTACTATTTACAAGGTTTCGGATTTATGAACTTAAAAGAATATAAGGCTAGTACATTTGGTTATATGTTAACTACTAAAACAATTACTTGGTCTAGTATAATAGGCGTTTTGAGTACATTTTTACAGGAGTTCTTAGGGTTGCCAATAATGGTTTTTTCAGCGTTTGTGGTCTTAAATATTTTAGAATTTAGAACAGGTATTAAAGCATCAAAAAGAAAAGGAGAAATAGTAGAATCTCGTAAAATGGGGAGAATGTTTTTAAAGGTAGGAACCTATTTACTCATCATTTGGATGCTACATTCTTTTCAACAAGGTTTGCATTTTCCAAAGATATTAGATTTTGAGTTAGATCCTTTTATTGTGTTCTACTGGGCTTTTTTAGCAGGTGTAATTTATCAGCTGTTTAAATCGCTTTTAGAAAATTTAGTTGCTTTAGGGTATGAAGAGGCAAATGGTGTTTTAGGAGTGTTAATTAGAAAGTATAATAAATATTTTGAAGCTGCATAATGACAATAACAGTACTACATAATCAAACACTGGTAGACATTGCAATACAACAAACAGGCAAAGCAGAAAACCTGTTAAAAATTGCAATGGCAAACAACTTAGTGCCAACAGAACCAATTGCACCAGGAACAATTATAGAAATACCTGTTACAGTTGATGTAGACGAAGATATAGTACGCTTTTACCAAGCAAACAACGTAATGCCTGCAACTGCATTAGGTGAAGATTTAGAAGCACTAGCGTTAAGTTGCGAAGAGAAATTATATAAATGTTTTAAAGGATAAAAAATGGCAAAAGTTAGTAAAAGCATACTTTTTGGATATCTAAAATGCCCAGACTTGACAACAAAGTGGACTAATATTTTAGACTCATTTAGGCATAAAGACGAGAAAATTGCTAAAGATGATTTAGCGGAGGATGCAATGGTAGCAGTTGTAGATACTTTAACTTCTACAGATACAGACAAAGCTTTATCTGCAAACCAAGGTAAGGTTTTAGATACTAAAATTAAAGCATTACCAAAACATGAAGTTGGTAACAATTCCGATTTAGATGATGAAATCTTAAACGGAAAATACCCAATAGAAACACACCCTATAGGAAGCACGCACACTGATACTAATTCGGAAAATGTAGGATTGTACAGAAGAATTTCTGCTACAGAATGGATGTTTTTTCAAACTCAAGAAGCTATGGAGGCTTATTTTGATACGAAATATGCCACAAAAACAGAGCTATTAGATTACACAAAAACAGAAGACATACAGTTGTTTCCTGCACCTTTTCTTTCATCATTAATACCAGATAGCTACTTACCAGATACTACAGGTAATTTCATTTTAAAAGGTGGTTATTTTACTGAGCAAATGTGTTACGCTGAAAATATAAATAGTGTAAATGGTATTCTGATAGAAGGACAAATTATTAATTATGCCACAT